GGACAGGTTCAATGACTTCAATGTCATCCCATCAAACAAGATCTCCATGAAGGGTGTTGATCACGATGTGATCGGTGTGAGTGATAGGGGGGATGTGAAGCACATGAAACCTGGTGGGGAGTATAGGTTTAGTGGGAAGACTGTCACTGAGTTCCCTGTGTATCAAGGTAGCGGTCAGTTCAACATCCCGAAAGAGGCGTACAACGCACAGATGGACACAACAGCGTTCATTAGGGCACTTGCTGGGGTGGAGTCTGACCTGAACTACAGGGCTCAGAACCCAACCTCTTCGGCTGTTGGTGGGCATCAGTTCCTGTGGAATCTGCTCAAGAAGGACCCAAACCTATCTGGGGTAACTAAGGAGCAGTACATGTTCGATGAGGATCTTCAGAACGAGACGATGAGAAGAGCTCTCACTGAGTCTGTCGCTGGTGGGAATCCGTACATGGAGGATATCGCTGACATTAGAAAAGAGTATTCACCACAGATTCCTGGGTTTGACGATATGTTCTCAGACCTTGACTTACTCCTTATGCGTCACCTTAAGGGGAGACAAGGCTCTAGAGAGTATCTTGGTCACACGATCAGAGATAAGAGGGATGAAAACCTCAAGGGTAAGAACATGACCTTCCCTGACTATCAAGCCAAGTTCTATAGATACTACTACAACGACTAACAGCCATGGGGATATTTACTAAGAAGGATACAAACACAATCTCTGGTGAGGATAAGTTCAAGGGGTGGGGGAACACCAAGGAGAAGGTATTTGAGTCAGAGGCACAGAAGGGGGCTGTAACGTCTGCTGCAGGTGGTGACCTAAAGGGGGAGGACTTCAGGCAGCTCAAGAGAGATGTACACAAGCAGAAGAGACTCAACCGTAGAGCACTTAGGAAGGCTGAGAGAAAGGGGATTGACCCGTCTCAGGTTGAGATGAGGGGTGGTGAGTACAAGGAACTTACCCGTAGAGAAGAGGACATCGAGCAGTACTTCAAGGATGTAAGGAAGGAGAGATCGGAGAACACTGCTGAGATAGTGGGTGTCTTGGCAGGGGCAGCCCTTACTGGGGGTGCTATCCTTGGCGCTGGGGGTGGAGGAGCTGCTACAGCTGGAGCTACTACGGCTGTTGCCCCGACAACAGTTGGGACTGGCATCACAGCAACTGGAGGATCAGGTCTTGGTGGCGTTGCCGCCACTCAAGCAGCCCTGACCCCTGCTGCCTTGACAGGAACCACAGCGGCCACCACTGGAGCCACTGGAGCCACGACAGCTGCAGCCACAACTGGCACGACTGCTGCAACCACAGGGGTTAAGGCTGGCCTTAAGGAGTTTGGCAAGAAGGCGGCTATGGGGGCCATAGAGAACAATATGTCTGGTGGGGCTCAAGGGGGTTTTCAGCCAGACCCCAGAACAGCACAGCTGGAGCAACAGCTTGCAATGATGCAGAATCAAATGAACTTCATGCAGCAACCCACCTTCCAGGTCCCAGCGTATCAGACCCCACAACCATACACCATGCCACCACCGATGGTGCAACCCTCTTACACGGCGGCTGATGTGTACGATCCATTCCTCCAGTAATAATTAAAACAGCTTTACTATCTTTGCCTCATGGCGACAATGAGCGTACAGATTGACGAGAAGGTAACTCTCAACGGGAGGGACTTTGGTCAGACTAGATCAACCACCATCGATGGGATCAACACCATTGATACTAGGGTGTTTGTCGCCACGTCCACTGAGATGGATCTTATCAAGTTCGACTTAGCTGCAGGGAACGGTCAGTTTATAGACGGTGCCCTGAAGTACCTCCGCATCTCTCACCTTTCAGGGAGCGATGACTTACACGTGAGGGTGGTTGGAACTGATGAGGAGTACGCCGTGTTGGTTCCGACAGGAGGTAGCGTGGTTTTCTTTGATCAGGGCATGGACGCGACTCAGACATCAACAACACCTGCCGTCACAGCCGACGGTACGGTATCTATTAACTTTGCAAACATCAACAAGATTTCGGTGGTCTCTGACTCTGCCGACATCACAGCAGAATACTTTGTAGCAACATCATGAGAACACTAAGAGACAACAGAATGTACCGTGCAAGCGGTATGAACGAGCACCAGAAGTCTAATAAGACGCCATCACAACTAATTGAGTACTTTAAGGCAAGTGGTAAGGCTAAGATCCAGGAGTATCAAGCAAGCGGAAAGTACGCTGATGATAGCCGTCTTCAGAATATGTATGACGATGCCTCTGCCATTGGGATGGGGTTGCTTAACCTGTTTACAGGTGAAGGTGATCTTAGAGATAGATACGTCTTGGGTTATGGAAATGAGTCGGCTGATGACTACGCTAGACAGCGTAGCGGGCAATCTGGTATGATCGACGCCATTGGATCTGCTATTAGCGGGTTTTATGATGAGCTTACTGCACCAGGCTATGAGTACGCCCCGTCAAGCGTACAAAAGCACCCAATTGATGCTGGCATGAGAGCCTTTGAGCGTGCTCGCATGACTAACGAGGAAAGAGACGCTCTTAGAAGATAATCTACCTGACGGTCTGCTATTGATGAAACAAGAAAGCCCCCTTGCGGGGGCTTTTCTTTTTGTCAGACATCAGAGCATCGATACACAGGTTGACTGTTCGAGGCATCTAGTTCATACCCAGGGGCTGTAATATGAACCCCCATCTCCTCTACAACAACTTGGTCGTTCGCGATGCATTGCTGAACCCAGTCCTCGTCGAACAGAAGGATGAATGGTTCGTTCTCACCCTGAGGTCCAGCCGTGGAAACAACATACACCCCAGCCATTCCAGGGTGAAAGCTCATGACGCTGTCAGGTTGTTCCATGAAGATGTGAACGTCACGCTTCATTTCGTAGTCGTAGATCTCACCACTGGCTAGCACACTGTCAAAGTCAGCCGTGCTTAAGCCTACCACGCGGTCCACGTTAATAACCTGAATCGGCATGTCTGATCGCACAGATTGGATGAACGGGACAGACACTCGATTTCGAAGACGCTCCATTGAGCAATCGAACGTGAAGGCCAGTACGAAGATAGCTGCGAAGAAAGCGAACACAGAGATTGCAGTCCAACGCAAGACCCGAAGGGTGAGGTTAATGAAGTTGTTCATGGTTGTTTGTTTTAAGTGTTTGTTTGTACTTTCGTGATTGATTCTGATACGATGATAGGATGAACATTCGACTTTTCCAAATATCGGCTGTTAACGAGTGTGAATGAACAAGCACTACTTCAATCCGAAGAAGAAGCGTAAAGACTCTAGAGTAGAGAACGAGAAACGAAGACTAAACAATGAAAGTGTTAAAAAACAAGTCAGGAGATCCCAGCGTGAAAGACCTTCTCAAGCGTCTTAGCAGGAAACCTTCTGCCGACATGAACGCCAAGGAATATGAAGCCATGCTCGACAAGCAAGTCGCTGATGGCAGCCTCACCAAGGAAGAGAAGAAGAAGCTTGTGGATAACTTTAAGGTAAGTAGCGACATCGACAAGGCCTACCCTGACGTGTTTAACTTGCTTAACAAGAAATGAAGTTATCCGACAACCTAACCCTTTCAGAGGTAACGAAAAGCCTTACAGCAAAGAGACTAGGTATTAACAACGAACCAGATGATTGGGTTACAGAAAATCTTAGACAGGTTGCGATCAATATATTTCAACCTCTTAGGGAGTGTCTCGGAGTTCCTATATACGTGTCGTCAGGGTATCGCTCGCCTGAACTCAATAAGGCGATCGGTGGCTCAAGGCGTAGTCAGCATATGGAGGGACGTGCGCTCGACCTGGATGCCGACGTATACGGCAAGTGCACCAACGCAGACATCTTTAACTACATCAGAGAGAATCTTGAATTTGATCAACTCATTTGGGAGTTTGGTGATCAGGACAATCCTGATTGGGTTCATGTGTCTTTCGTTTATGATGGCCTTAATCGTGGTCGCTGCCTCAAGGCTTGTCGTGACGATCAGGGAAAGGTTTACTACGAAGTGATGTTCGGAAAACAACTTTGATATGCTAGGTCTAGGACTATCTTTAACCAATCAAGGGGGTGTCACTTCAGCTGTCATCCCACCACTTCTTGATGAATATTCAGGAGCTTCAGCAGCCTACAGCTTAAGGAAGCTTAGAACTGATTATTCAGGTAACGCCATCCGCATTCGCAGGTCAAATGATGATGCTGAGACAGATATAGGTTTTAGCTCAGGTTCGCTTGACACTGCTGCAATAGCTAGTCATTGCGGTGCGAACGATGGATTTGTCACCACGTGGTATGACCAAGCCTCAAGCAACAACGCTTCACAGTCTACCTCAGCAAACCAGCCAAAAATTTACGACGGAACAACGGGTGTTATAATAGTGAACGGAAAACCTGCGGTACAGATGTCTACCAGCAGCATAAGTCTTTCTGTACCCAGTTCGAAGACAACATTCAAGTTCTTGCACGACGGATCAAGCAGTTCAACCTCATGGGTGGTGTCCCCGACCGATGCAAGAGAAACAAGTGGGACGACAGAGCATGAGCTCTTTGAGACTGGCGCGTTTTCGGGTAGTGTGGGGGTTGAGATTTCATACCAGTCAAGTCAGTTCTCTTCTACAGAGTTGGCTCGTTTCTTGGTTAAGAATGGCACCTCAACCTCTGTTGACTACACGACTCCAGTAGAGACTTTTGCGGTTGGTCAAAACTTGGTTACGTTTTACATCGATGCTGACAATGCAACAGCTGCAGATCGCCTCAAGGTGGGTGTAAATGGAGAAGCACTGTTAACTGGTAACACCTCAACCAACGCCCCAAGCACTGCTGACAGCCAGTTAGACTTCACTCTATATGGCGGATTCACAGCGCTTTGGCAGGAGGTTATTGTTTGGAATTCAGATCAGTCAGCCAACCGAACCGCGATTGAATCCAATATTAACAACCTCTATTCTATCTACTGATGAATTACATTGTGGTAAGCCCTACTGAAGGAAAGACCTCAGAGGAAAGATGTGAAGAAATATCTGCGGCCTTGTGGACAATCCAACGTCCAAGATCAATTAGATCTCAGGATGATGTCACTAACAACTTCTGTGGGTATGTAACACATTCTGACGGCAGGGCGGCTCTCTGCATATCCTCGACTGACAAGATTAGACCTCACGCATCTCTTGATACAACGGAGCTGTTTGATTCTATGCCAGAGTACACGACTCAAAAGAAGACTGCGGTTACGACAAGGCTTAATGACAATCATGGTGTTGAGATAAATGTTGGGGACATTCTCCCCACTTCATTCTCTTATGTCAGTGAAGCCTACATGATTGGGGATGGGTGGTTCCCTGAGATCAACTAACCCTCTAGCTCCCTATAGAAGTCCTGCACCAACAACCTAGCCTTCTGGGTGATGGCATACCTCACCCTGTAGTTGTGCTTGGTTTCGTCCCTAAACAGGTGATCCTCTCTGGTATCTGACGGTGTAAGCCTGTCGAAGTGCTTATAGACATACCCCTCCTTCATAAGAGGATACAAGGTCTTTTGCGCCATTGGTGCAGCACTCTTCCCCATGTCCTTAGCAGCGTGCTTGATCGTAAAGAACTCAAGGTCGTACGCCCACAGCAAGAACATAAGCTCCCTCTCGAAAATATCTCTTTTCAAACAGAACTCTCTCGTCACCCTCTGAAGGTGTTTGAGGTAGTTCCTTTTGACGTACCTTTGATCAAGAGGGGAGAACTCCCTGAAGAGACGCTTCTTGGAACCCTTCCTAATCGCCATAAAACCAAAGATATGGACAAAGAAGGCTTCTTGTTAGAGATACAGAGACTTGCTTTCGAAATGGAGCGAGTCATAGAAAAATATGGGGTGCGTGACGAGGTCTTGTCTCTTATGGTAACTGGGCTTGTCGAGGAGGATGAAGACGACCCAGAGGAGAAAAGACTAAGGGCGATCTACAGCTACAACATGGACAGTGAGGATGAAATGCTTAGTGTCCTTAACTTTGTGGAAGAAACATTCATCCCGTCGGATAAGGGTGGCGGAGGTCCAGACCTCGACGACCTCCTTGATGGGCTGGGTATATCACTGAACTAAAATGGAAGGACTTATCAGGAAGATTGTCATAGGCCAAAACCCTAAGGATGGTATGGCTTACTACGTTGGCATGAAGGTGGGGGATGGGAGCGTCTCTGCCATCGTGCTGGACGATGAACATCTTCACAGGCACAGGATGAAAAGATATCTTGTATATATTAAGAGAGATGACGGTCAGGTTCTATGGAAGGCCATAGACGAGATGCCGTGCTTGGTAGAATTCGATCTAAACTTCTGATGACTAGAAACAACCTTACGACAGACGGATCTGAGTTTGTGACACCAGACGGTAAGCCGTACACTGGCTCATACCATGTGCACATCTCTGAGGGAGCCATGGTTGGTCCAACTCACACTAATCAACCTCACAAGAGGCTCAGCTCTGTTAACGAGGTTGTTGCGTCCAAGGTTGCCATCATCCAAAGAGGGATGAGGAACGAAGCCCCAGCACAACCACAACCACAGCCAGCAAGACGTGCATCGACACCTTCAAGACAGGTTGCTCGACCTGCATCAGCTAGATCAAACTCTGGGGGTGCGTACTGATATGAGCAAGAAAGTACCCAAGGGAGTTGGTGATAGCATCGCTAAGTTCCTAGAGATTACTGGGGTGCAGAGGGTTGTTAAGTCCACAGTGAAGGACTGCGGCTGCAAGAAGAGGCAAGAGAAACTGAACAAGCTCTTCCCTTACAAGTGATATGAAATTCAATAAACTATATAATGAAAACGTTCAACTTCTTTGTCGTCGAGCTCAAGAAGCTCATCAACGACACGATCAAGACTGACAGCGGTCTAGAGCTGTATATAGACACTAGGTTCGAGATGGGGGAGTTTGAGTACAGGATCAACGAGGGTCCTGTGGTTGCATCCCCGTTCAAGTACGACACTGGTGTAAAGCCAGGGGATACGCTGTACTTTCACCACCTTGTCGTTATGCAGGGCGGGCAGCCACTTACTGGGGAGGATGATCATTACATTGTCAAGTACGACCCAGAGGCCATCAACTCACAAGCCATTGCCTTTAAGTGTCAGGATACTGGGGAGATCAAAACCCTTGGGGGGTGGACACTTCTTGAGGCTGTTGAAGAGGAGGAAGAGTTCCCATCTGATCTGATAGAGATGGTTGAGCTTGAGCAGAAACTCCCCACAAAGGGGAGGCTTGTCTACGGCAATGAGGAGACAGACTACATGGGATTAGCTCCAGGGGATGTCGTTGGGTTTGCCAAGAACAGAGACTACAGACTCAAGATTGACGGTAAGGAGTATTACAGAACCAGAGCTGAAGATTTGCTTTATGTCGAGGAAGAAGTTCACAACGATTGATGCTGCGGAGAAGCTCATGCACAGCATGGAGATCGCCATCAACAACATGATTGAGGAGATCAAGAAGCCTGTCGACCCAGAGGCAGGCGGTGCATCTAGAAAGGCTGAGCTTCAATCCATCAAGCAGACAGCTATTGACGCCAAGGAGTTGCTAGTGGAAAGGCAAAGACTTGAGCAGATGGTGAGGGATCTTAAGCAGAGCGGTGAGATAGAACAAGAAAAAGATTACTCAGGGGGGTTCGCGGAAAGATTCTCTAAGTAACTTTACACCGCAAGTATCCCCTCAAGCTTATACCTTGTCGAAAGGGTAACTGGTTACATGTGGGTTCAAGCCCCACCTTGCGGACAAATTAAATAACATGGCAAAGGTTCAGGAATCAAACTACAAGTCCAGGCGCGTGCGCCGAAAGGGAGTGCATGCAAAGACCAAGTACTCTAAGCACAAGAGCTCTAAGAACTACGTGAAGTCTAACAGGGGTCAGGGTCGTTAACTATGGCCTACAAAAGCAAGGAAGATCAAAGCAGGGCCTCTAAGGATCACTATCGGCGCAACAAGGCTCTGTACAAGGAGAGGAGCTTAAAGCGAAACAAGAATAGAAGAAAGTGGGCGAGAGAGTTTGTTCGGAGAGTCAAGGTGCTTTTGAGCTGTGTTGACTGCGGGGAGTCAGACCCTATAGTCCTTGAGTTTGATCACGTAAGAGGTAAGAAGATCAAGAACGTCGCCGACATGGTTAACAACTCTTACAGCATAGAAGCTATAAAGAACGAGATCAGGAAGTGCGACGTCAGATGCGCTAACTGTCATAGAAGAAAGACTTACGAAAGGAGAAAGAAGAAATAACTACTGCCCCTATAGTTTAACGGATAAAACTCCGCTCTTCTAAAGCGGTAATCTTGGTTCGATTCCAGGTGGGGGTACAATGACTGAATATCAATGTCTTATGGCTAACTATGTGTGTAAGTGCTGCGAGCACGAAGAAACAAGGGACAAGGCTTCTATCAAGATTATTGACGGGGAGGCTGTTCATAACGTTAAGTGTCCATGTGGTAAGTACATGGAGTTAAAGAACCCAAAGTCTGGAGCCCCTAGCTTCAGGAGCAATCGGTATGGCCAAGTCTACTGATGAATATATTATCCAGATTTGTCCCAACGGTACAGAGGGAGAAATTGTTAGGATTGGCGATCTTGACATTGCACTTCCCGCTCAGCCCCCCGAAGAAGAAATTGTTGGATATGGACGTCCAAACCACTTGCAGTTGTGGGAGAGGATTCCTATGCCAAAGGAGTTGCTTCGGATTAAGAGCATGGATGAGTGGTCCGAGTCGCCAAGAGAGTTCAGGGAGAAGTTTCGTCCGTATATCGAGGAGGAGTTTCGTCGTCGTCGTGAGGGCTTTTGGTTTTACAACGATGGTAGGCCTACGTATATTACGGGCAGGCATTACATGATGCTCCAGTGGACCAAGATGGATGTGGGTTATCCAGACTATCTTGAGTTCCAAAGAGATATTTTCGTACATTTGTCTGCGTGTGAGGCGGACCCCCGATGTATCGGGCAGCTGTATACTAAATGTAGGCGGAGCGGATACACTAACATCTGCTCTGCTGTGCTTCTGGACGAAGCCACACAAGTCAAGGACAAGCTCTTGGGGATACAGTCGAAGACTGGTAAGGACGCCCAGGAGAATATATTCATGAAGAAGGTGGTGTACATGTTCAGACACTATCCCTTCTTCTTCAAACCTATTCAGGATGGAACGACCAATCCGCGCATGGAGCTGGCTTTTCGCGAGCCGAGTAAGAGAATCACGAAGAAGAATAAGACTGCGCAGACGGGCGAGGCTCTTAATACGCTGATCAACTGGAAGAACACCACCAACAACGCATACGACGGTGAGAAGCTTCACCTGTTGTACTTGGATGAGGCTGGTAAGTGGGAGAAGCCTACGGACATTCGTGACGCTTGGAGAATTCAGCGCACGTGTTTGATTGTGGGTAGAAAGATTGTGGGGAAGGCCTTGGTCGGCTCCACTGTAAACCCTATGGATAAGGGTGGGAGGGAGTACAAGGACCTTTGGGAGGACTCCAACCCAGAAGAAAGAAACGCAAACGGTAGGACCAGATCTGGCTTGTACCGCTTATTTATTCCAGCCTATGAATCACTTGAAGGATTTTTTGACCGACACGGTCGACCCATCGTTGACGATCCTGATAGCCCTGTGGACGGGCTTGATGGGGATAGTATTACTATCGGGGCTAAGACGTACCTTAAGAACGAGAGGGAGAGCCTTAAAGGAGACCCCTCAGAACTCAACGAGGTAACGAGGCAGTTCCCCTTCAGCACTGACGAAGCCTTCAGGGACAGCATCGACGGTAGTCTGTTCAACATAGGTCAGATCTACGAGCAGATACAGTACAATGACGAACTCTTCCCTAACCCTGTCGTCAGGGGTAACTTCGTTTGGAAGAACGGGGAGCAGGACACTGAGGTACTGTTTGACCCAGACCCAAAGGGTAGGTTTAGGGTTGCTTGGATGCCACCAGCTGAACTAAGAAATAATAAGATTGAGCAGCGAGGCAAGCTCGTTGCACCGAATGCAGAGCTAGGGGTGGGTGGGGTTGACTCCTACGACCTTGATGCCACCGTCGACGGACGTGGGTCTAAGGGGGCGCTGCACCTCTACAACAAGTTTCACATGGAGTACCCATCGAACATGTTCGTAGTGGAGTATGCATCTCGTCCACCTCTAGCCAAGATCTTCTATGAGGACGTCCTTAAGGCTGCGTTCTTTTACGGGTACCCTATCTTAATTGAAAACAATAAGTACGGTATTGCAAGATACTTTGAATCAAGAGGTTACGATGGTTATCTAATGGATAGGCCAGAGCACTTAACCAGTGGCGGTAGCGCAAAGACCAAGACCAAGGGTATCCCCTCTAACTCTCAGGATGTGATCCAGTCGCACGCCCATGCCATTGAAGCCTACATACACGATCATGTGGGGATAAATAGAGATACTGGGGAGCACGGGAAGATGTACTTCAATAGGACTCTTGAGGATTGGATTGGGTACAAGATTGACAACAGAACCAAGTTCGACCTTACGATTAGTTCAGGGTTGGCGCTGCTTGGTGCTCAGAAAGCAAAACCAAAGAAGCCACCATCTGACTTTTCTGAAAGGGTGTTCTTGCGTAGGTTCAAGTAAACATAGGATTTCCACTATATTTGCAACTGCATGCAACTCACCACTTCGCGGAATGTATAATAACACTAGGAAGTATTCAAAGAACTTTCCCGACCCTCTAGCCTCACGGGAGACCAAGATGTCTCAGGACTACGGGTTGAAGTACGCGAAGGCTATTGAGAATCAGTGGGGGAAGATTCAGGACGAACAGTCCCTATATAAGAAGAGAGCGAGAACGTTTGAGAAGAACAGAGACTACGCCAACGGTGTTCAGGACACCACGATCTACAAGCAGATCCTTACGTCCCTAGATCCTAACAATGGCGATGGATCTCTGATAAACTTAGACTACACTCCAGTACCTATCCTCCCCAAGTTCGCTCGCATCGTAGTGAACAAGATTCTGTCAAGAGCCCCTTACCCTAACCTTGAAGCGATTGACCCCATCTCTACCTCTGCCAAGAACAAGCAGAAGCAGAGAATCATGAACCAGGTTCAGATGAAGGAGCAGCTTCAAGCTCTCAAGGAGATGACTGGCGGGTTGGTTTTAGATCAAGATCCAGAGAATTTGCCTGACACAGCGGAGGAGGCGGAGATTCTTCTTGAGACAAACATCAAGACAGACGCCGAGATTGCTGGGCAGATTGCCACAAATCTCACGCTAGAGTGGAACGACTTCTCGGACAACGTGTACAGAAGATGTGTGCAGGATTTGGTTGCATGCGGGATGGCTGTTGTCAAGAGGGACAATGACCCCACCTATGGGATCAAGACGTCATATGTAGATCCTGTGAAGTTTATTCACAGCTCCACTGATGACCCCAATTTCTCTGACATCGTATACGCAGGTCACATCAGAACCATCTCCATTCAGGAGCTTAAGCGTATCGCTGGTGATGAGTTGACGGATGAGCAGTACAAGAAGATTGCTGAGAAGTCTAAGAGCCACAACAGCGACTACAACAAGATGAACCAAGTGTACTATGATGATACGCTTGGGAGAAACGTGTACGGGTATGAGGAGTATATGGTTGACGTGTTGGACTTTGAGTTCATCTCTGTCGACTGCATGTACTTTGAGGAGAAAGAAAATCAGTACGGGAATACTGGTTTCTACTACGAGGGTTTTGAGTACAAGGAGAAGTCTAATAAGGGGGTCTACGAACGCACACCTCACAAGATGGAGATCTCGTCAATCTATGGTGGGATGCTCGTTCTGGATTGTGACTACCTGATTAACTACGGCCTTAAGACCAACGTGCCCAGAAACATGCACGACGTAACCAAGGCTCGTATGTCGTACTCTGTTGTTGCCACCAACCTTAGGGATATGATGCCCAAGAGCATGGTGGAGGGGTGTATCGGGTTTGCAGACATGCTCCAGATTACTCACCTTAAGATTCAACAGTCCATCGCAAAGGCTAAGCCTGACGGGTTGATCATTGACATTGAGGGGTTGGAGAACGTACAGCTAGGTAAGGGTGGAGAGCTACAGCCGTTGGAGCTGCATGACATCTACGAGCAGACTGGTGTGTTCTACTACAGAAGTAAGAACGCTGAGGGTGGATTCCAGGGTGCGCCTATCCAGCAGATCCCCAACAGCATTCGCAACATCAACGAGCTCATCACGCTGTACAACCACTATCTCAACATGATCCGTGATACTACGGGCATCAACGAGATGATGGATGCATCAACTCCGAAGGGTGACACCCTCGTCGGTGTTCAGCAGCAAGCTATTGCGGCTGGTAACAATGCAACGTATGACATTACGAATGCGTCTACGATCCTGTTCAAGCAGGTTTGCCAGGACGTAGTTAGATGTCTTCAGATCATCCCACCTGACTCCATCCTGATGCAGATCTATCAGAACGCTATCGGGAAGGAGAACATGGCTGCCCTGTCTGGATTCGCAGATCTACCTATGTACAACTTCGGTGTACTGATCAAGAAGGAAATGGAGGATCAGGACAAGGTGTACTTGGAGCAGAACATTCAGCAGTCACTTGCGCAACAGCAGATAGACCTTGAAGACGCCATGGCCATTAGAAGCCTTAAGGATGTTAATCAGGCCGAAAGACTTTTGATTGTTCGCCGCAAGAAGCGCATGAAGGAGCAGCAAGAGCAGGCGCAACAGAACTCTCAGATGCAAGCTCAGGCCGCTCAACAGGCTCAGCAGGCTGCTGCACAGGCTGAACAGCAAAGGATGCAGATGGAGTTCCAGATGGAGCAGCAGAAGATGCAGCTCAAGACTCAGATGGAGATGCAGCTTGAGGAGGTCAGACATCAGTACAGAAGAGAAATCGAACTCATCAGAGCTCAGGCAACACTAGGATTCAAGACTGACGATCAAGAGTTCAAGGAGAAGATCGAAGTCTTTAAGGAAACTAAAAAGGACGATAGAGTAAAGAAGCAGGCTGAAGAGCAGGCCAAGCTTATCGACAAGAGAAAGGGGATGGAACCTCAAATACCTATGATCTAAAATGGCGAAAAAGGTAAATTTAGACGTAAGCGAAAAGCTTGATATCACATGCCGTCGTGGAGACACGTTCTCACTTACGGTGACCCTGAAGGATTCTGATGGTGTAGCCCTGCCTCTCGCCACGGACAACTACAGCTTCGTTATGCAAGTTAGGGATGGCAACGCTTCTGCCGTTGAGAAGGGAGCTTCGGGCTTGATTATAGGTACCAAGGGCTTGGGTTCTAAGGCAGTTGATGCAAAGGGTCAAGAGAGAAGCTTCGAGTCCTTTGTCACAGACGATAGCGGTAACGTAACCATCACAGCCACTGCAACGACAATGCGTCAGGTTCCTGCAGGTAACTACATCTATGACCTTCAGCAGATCAAACCAAACACCACGACTGGTGTTGATGTGCACACCACAATCCTGAAGGGTGCGTTTAGAGTCAATCAAGACATTTCAGAGGCAGTACAAACTGGCATCTAACAATGAGTATTACAGTAACAAATCAAGATGGTTACTCGGTAGAAATTACAGCGCCTGCTGACTCATCTATTACTGTAACGAGTAAGGGTCCAAAGGGGGATACTGGAGAGACTGGCGCTACTGGTGCTACTGGCGCTACTGGTGCCGATGGAGCAGATGGCGCAGGTGTAATCGTTGGAGGAAATGAAAATGAATTCCTTCAGAAGAACAGCGCAACTGATTACGACACGAAGTGGAGTGCTTACACGCTCCCAGCTGCTGACGGAACTGACAGGCAAGTTCTTATGACTGACGGCGCTGGAACCGTTTCCTTTGCCTACCCTCAGACCATCGCAGAAAACGTAAAGAACGTAAGCGGTGGCCCATTATCCAAAGGGACTCCAGTACACGTCACTGGTAGCGTAGGCAATCTTGCTGAGGTTATTGCGGCTGACGCAGCCACAAACTACCCAGCTCACTTTGTGCTTGACGAGGATCTTGCGGATGAAGGTGAAGGGAAGGGTATTGCTCTGGGCTTTATCAACAACGTTGATGTGCCTGACGCTTCTATCTATACAGAAGGTCAGACCGTATATCTCGGTGCTTCTGGTGGGTGGACAACTACAAAACCAACAGGAACAAACGCCATTCAGAACCTTGGGATTATCATCAAGGTCAACACATCTGGCAACAAGATCTCTGGCATTATCATGGGTGCTGGAAGGGCTAACGATGTACCAAACATTCCTAATGGCCAAACCTGGATTGGTAATGCTTCTGGCGTAGCCACGCCTACCACTCTGGCGGATGTAGCTACGAGCGGTAGCTACAACGACCTTTCAGATCAGCCTACCGATGTTAACTTAGGAAGCACTGATCTTACGCTTAGCGGGGCCAGAGTTGTTGAGATGAATGGGAATACGCTCGACTTTAAGAATGGAGGTACAAGTGAGATAAAGTTCTTTCCCGCAGGCAACGTTCAGATAAACAACAGGCTGACGATTGATGGGGACATTGAAGACTCTTCAATCAGGATGTTTGATAATGGCAACTCAAATGCCGTTACTATAGCTACGTCTGGATCTATGAGTGGAAACGTTTCGGTCACACTTCCGACAACGAACCTCACTTTCCCCACAAGTGCTGGAAGCTCAGGCGATGTCTTAAAGACTGACGGGAGCGGAAATCTTTCGTTCGGCAATGCTGTATCTAGAGGAGGGACGTATTCATACTCTGGGTACGCCACAGATGTTACGAATACAGCTACCTTTTACTATCAGTTCCCGTCAGCAACAGCTACGTCGTCATCAACAGATATGATTAGCTCGAATGTTGGTCAGGGCGTTTCTCAAGCCACTTACGGGGCTAATGGAGCGATGTTGCTTGACGGTTTGTCGTCCACAGATTCTGCTACGTACTCTATAACGGTTAAGGTGACTACAAACACCACCATTGCAATTCAAGTAGTTTCTCCATCTGCAGGCCAATTTGCTGCAGCGACTCAGTTTGCCTTTAGTAGCGCAAGTGAGCAGACGTTCACTTTAACTCAATCATCCCCCACGGCGTGTTTAAGCCAAGCTGGTAATCAATGGTATCTGGGTGTTTTTGTTCAACTTTTTGCTGCGGGTAGTGTTGACTTTAGGGTTGAAGACTTAAGTATTACGGTTTCATGATTCAGTCAAATCAAATAACACTGTACCTGGACGGCGTGGCCACGCCAATGAAAGAGCCTGTTTTTGGTATTGGGTATACGGGTGGCCCTGCAGATTCTTTTGAAGACGTCCTCAGCACTGGCCAGCTTTCCGCAATCACAGCTACAGCCGTAGATTCTGGTTCCGCGAGAGCTAGCATCAACTCTGCATCCAACGTAAAGTTTGTTGTAAACACCTCTTCTGGGGATGTGGATATCAACGGAACTGTAGAGCAAGTCAATGACGCCTTTGGCGGCAGTCACTACTCCATAGTGTTTTTGGTGTCTTAATTATATTTGCTCCATGTCCCAGAGCACAAGAGTAAAGAACCTACTTAAGAAGCACAACTTAAAGGGTGTCAACAAACCTAAGGCTACCCCCAAGCATCCTAAGAAATCTCACATCGTTCTGGCTAAGGTCGGTGACGTTGTGAAGCTCATTCGCTTTGGTGAGCAAGGGGCTAAGACAAATCAGAACGCAACGCAGCGCAAGTCATTCAAGGCTCGTCATGCCAAGAATATTGCCAAGGGCAAGTTGAGCGCGGCGTACTGGGCCAACAAGGTAAAGTGGTAAGATGAAGGCTGTCAAGTACAACAAGGGGGGCAAGCTCAAGATCACTCAGAAGACTATGGACGTCCCACCTCCATCTGGCTACCACTGGATGCAGGAGAACGGTAGGTACTTCCTGATGAAGGGTGAGTACAAGCCACACCCAGGTGCTGTAGAAAACGCTAAGTTCAAACTTGTGAATCATGGGTAAGAACAAGAGCAGAGTCAACGAGGCAGGGAACTACACCAAACCAAGTCTGCGGAAGCGTCTCTTTAACAGAATCAAGGCAGGCGGTAAGGGCGGTAGACCAGGTCAGTGGTCAGCTCGTAAGGCTCAGATGCTTGCCAAGGCTTACAAGGCTGCAGGGGGAGGATACAGGGACAGGAAATAATGGGGTTGAAGAAGTCACAGAAGTCCCTGAAGATGTGGACTAATCAAAAGTGGAGAACCAAGAGCGGCAAGCCCTCTACTCAAGGTAAGGATGCTACTGGTGAGCGCTATCTGCCAGAGTCTGCGATCGAGGCTATGTCCGACGAAGAGTATGCAGCAACCACTGCTAAGAAGAGAAAAGACACTGAAGCTGGCAAGCAACACAGCAGTCAACCTAGGCGTGCCAGACTCATCGCAAGGAGACACAGATAATTCTTGCTATATTTGCAACAAACTTTTCAAGATAACTAAGCAATGGCAACTACTACTGCAACAATCACGCTATCCAGTTCTGACCTCACTGGTGACGCTCTGTCTCTCTCGTCTACCGCGACGCTTACAAAGGGGAACAGCGTCACTGGTCTTGATCAAACCTCTGGTGTAGCCAGAAAAACTTTTACCTCCGATGACGAAGTCCTCCTCTTCGGGGATGCTGATTACAGTGCCACTGACCCTGGATTCAAGGTTTACCTCAGAAACCCAAGCACGGTGAGCTCTGAGTACTTCACCATCAAGATTGCAGATGCGGCTACAATCACAGGATCTCCAGCTGCAAGTGTAGGGGGCAAGAACATGGGGAGGCTCTACGCTGGAGACTGGACACTCTTCCCCTACGACGCAAGCACAGCTTCTGACATCACCGTCACTCCAAGCGTGGCAACTGCCATGACCTTGGAGTACATGATCATCTACCACGTATAATGGGTACAGTTAGAGTAAACGTAACTCTAGCCACAGACGACGTATTGGCAACACCTGTTGCGATCACAGCTGCCAAGACGTTTACTGCTGATGCTGGAAGTGTGACGCGAGTCAAGTTGGCTCCGACCTCTTCTGCTGCAGGTAACCCAGTAATCTACAAGGCGTCAGATAAGCTAGATAGAGCCTACTTGTACATTAGAAATCTCGCAACAGATCTTGAAAAGTTTGTGTACTTGTGGGCAGATGGAACAACCGACGACATCGACATCGCTAAGATTGGTGGCGGCGAGTTTGCTTTTATCCCTGTCCCTAACGGTCAGACCTTTAAGGCTTACGGAACTGACGTTGATCAGTTGGTAGAGTATGCTGTGTTTGGCCTTGACAATTCATCTACAACACTAGGATAATGGCACACCCATCAAATTCATTTCCGAAGGGCTTCTATCTCCTCGATGAGGATCAGGTAGCTACTGGCGACTTTTATGCTATTCAATGTTTGACTGCTGGAACTATCACGGTAAAGGGTAGCGGTATTTATGAATACGACTCAGGTTTTTCTGAGACAGCAGCTACTGCGAATGTGTCTATTACACTCCCAGCAGGGGCCACTATATACGGGGCATTCACAAGCATAGATGTGGGTGGTACCGCTAAGTGCATCGCATACTACAAATAATTTAATATGGAAGATCAAATTCAATCTGAAGCTCCAGCAGTGGAGCAAGAAATTCAAGAGGTAGAACAAGCGCAACCAGAAGTCCAGGAATCATCATCTGGACTTCAGTTCTTTGACAACGTAGACGATCTGGCAGCAAGCTTTAATGAAACCCCTCAGCAAGAGGAGGCTGTTGAAGTGCAGCCAGAACCACAGCAGTACGAGGAGACACCTTACGTAGACCCTGAGGCTGCACCAACAACGCAACCAACGCTTTCTGACGAAGAGGCAGGGCGTATGATGGGAGAGTATCTGAACGAGAGGTTTGGAGGTCAACCGCAGACGCTTGAAGATTCTGGGTCAGTAGGGCAACAACCACAACAACAACTTGACGAGCGTGTAGAGGCTATCGCCAGATTCGTTGAGGAAACGGGCAGATCACCAGAGGACTGGTTTGCATACCAGCGACTGAACCCATCCGAGATGGATGACTACAGCGCAGTACGTGTGCACATGGCCACTGAGTACAGCTCACTCTCCCCTGATGAGGTGAACACTCTCATGCAAGGCAAGTATAAACTGAATCCTGATATGTACAGTCAGGAAGAAGTCAAGATGGCACAGCTTCAGCTGAAGATTGATGCACAGAACGCAAAGGAGGCTATCGGAAGAATGAGAGATTCTTACAAGCTCCCAGTTCAGCAGCAGTCACAGGTTGATGAAGACCCCATCATCACGGACGAGTGGATTTCAAACATGAGCAAGGAGGTTGACGCCTTGACTGGGTTAGAGTTTGACCTAGGAAATGGCAAGACCTGGACGTTCGGTTTGAACGATCAATACAAGTCCTCACTCAAGGAGAAGAACGCAAAGCTTGACGAGTTCTTCGACCCTTATGTACGCGACGACGGGAGCTGGGATTATGACACACTGTCATCTCACAGAACTGTTCTCGACAACATCGATCAGATTGTCTCTTCTGTTTACAGACAGGGATTGAGCGATGGTCAGAGAGGGGTTGTGAGCAAGGCAGCCAACGTATCCACGAAGGCTCCAGTTCAAGGTCAAGCACCAACTTCTAATCCGCTTACCGATCAACTAAAAACTATTCTCGGTAACGGAAACAAAATGACTTTTAACATCTAAGACTAAGAAATTATGGCTACAGTAGCTAAGAATGGTTCTGACTCTTATGCAACGTTTACTTCGTCACCTGACAAGTACACTACTATTGATGCGTTGCTTAAGGTCAATAAGAATGACAACAGAGATCTGTTGATCAAGACGTATGGTGATCAAGGTATCACTGGATTTTTGGAATTGACTGGCGCAACCAAGTCTGCTGGTACGAACGACTTCGTTCAGTACTGGGAGGAGCAACGCCGTCACGCCAAGGTAACTGTTGCTGGATCACCAGCAGGCACTGGTGGAGAAATCACTGGTATTACTGCGATCTCAGAACTTCAGCTTCAGGATGTTGTTATGAACGCAACTACTGGTGAAGTGTTCATTGCAACTTCTCTCTCTGGAACAGATGTGAATAAATTCAAGAGACTCGACGGTTCTACATCTAACACTGCTTGGACGGCAGGTGACGAGCTGATCATCTTGGGTAACATGTACGATCAAGGTACTGAAGCTCCTTCAAAGTTCATGACCACAGACGCCACTAAGCGTCAGAATTCCTTCATGATCATCAAGGATAAGTACGAAGTAAACGGATCACAGGCTACCAACATTGGTTGGGTGAATGTCGGTGGCGATTACAGATGGTACATCCACGGTGAGCAGGAGACTCGTCAGCGTTTCTTGGACAGACGCGAGATGATGATGCTCTTTGGTGAGCAGTCAGATTCTGGTGACACCATTTCTTCTGAGCCAGGATCTGTCGCTGGTTCTGAAGGTTACTTCGCAGCTATTGCTGACAGAGGTATTGAGGTTACTAACGGTAGCGCCAACCCTCTCGATTCTTTCGCTGAGTTTGATAACATCATCATTGAGCTCGATAAGCAAGGTGCTCCTGGTGAGTACGCTATGTACGTCAACAGAACTCAGGACTTGGCTATCGACGACATGCTTGCTGCTGGTATCGCTACTGGTGTTACAGCTGGTCTCCCAGGTCAGTTCGGTGCATTCCAGAACTCACCAGACATGGCTGTTCAGCTTGGATTCAAGAGCTTCACTCGCGGTGGGTACACTTTCCACAAGCACGACTGGAAGCTGTTGAACGATCCTACCTTGTTGGGTGCTTCTACTAAGTACATGGGTGCTATGATTCCTTTGACTCAGGTCACTGATCCACGCACTGGTACTAAGGCCCCAGCATTGGAGTTGAACTACAAGGAGGCAAACGGTTACAGCCGTGAGCTCGAGCACTGGGTACGCGGTGGTGGTGTCTTCGGACACAACGAGTTGTCTAAGGACGTCGCGGAAATGCACTACCGTTCTGAGATCGCTTTGATCACTCGCGCTGCTAATCAGCACGTTGCTCTCAAGGGATAATTAACCTAAAGTGACGAGAGGGCCCTTCGGGGCCTTCTCTTAGCTTCTTAATCTTTCAAGATATGGCTACTACATATAAGCATACATCTGGCGCTGTAACAGCAGCGAAGAGAGTGACTGCCACTGATGTGTTTACAAAGAACGCTGACGGAGCTATCATTGAAGTTGAGCAGCCTGCTGGCACCATCTTGTCTGAAGTAATCGTGAGATTTACTAAGACTTCAACTCACGCTGCATCATCAGAGGCTGGATACGAGATTGGAACTGAAAGCAGTGGCGCTCAGATTGCAAGTAATCCAGACGGATTCCTGGATGTTGGAACTGAAATTCCATCCAACGCTGTCTTTTACTTGAAAAACGGTAGAGATGCTGCAGGATGGGTAGGTGACTCTCAGCATGACGCGGCAGCTCCTGGTGACGCTGACGCTTACACTGACTCAGATAGAACCATCTACCTCACGTTCCTGCATAGCAACCACGATGTCACGACCAACACAGACGCTGAAGTAAACTTCGTGTTTACACACTTGATCTAATCGTGAAGCGTAAGTACTTTCTATTTAGGAAGGAAGACCTAAGTCTGCTAAGCTCATCTTCTTCAGAGGAAGGGGATGGGCTTAGCGTCTTTGGAGTAAGTGCAGACTCTATGTCGTACATCACTGCCATCAAGGGCGGTGTTGTCATGTACTTCAATAACGCCACACCATACGAAGAAAACCAATTGACTGACGGTGAGTCATTTGAGAAGACAAAGGTTGTTGTAAACTGTGAGGATGGGAAGGAGGTTGACTTGATCGAGTCAGTCATGAACTTCCTTAGCAGTGACCAGTCCCCAGCCGTAATGAGGTTCGACTCTGTTGATCAGGGTTCTAGTCTTAAGGAGGTGAGAACATCTGTGTCCGTTGGAGCAACGATCAAGACACACCCCATAAACAGAGTAACAAAAGAACCCAGCTTCCAGCTTGACAGCGCATTTACTGCAGCCACAGGAGCTGTCGTAAACGACATTGACTTCATTTCAGTCAACCTTAGACCTGAGATAGATTACGAGTTTGAAGAGGGTACCTATAACGCATCCTCACCATTCGAGTTGACTGCGCTAGCAAACAGCGGGACTGGAGGGTCTACTTATGATATAGACCTTGCTTCCTCTGTGGGGAACATAACCAAACTTGACGCGGGATCATCTTCTGGGTTTACTAAGGTTTCTGGAGCCTTTGCGCTTCACAATTACCTAAAGCTTACAAACACTTACGAAAATTCTGAGAGCTATACTCTTTACGCGGTATTCAATCCCGTTGTTAGCCCAACAAATCCAGTAGGCCCGCTATACGGGAGTGACTCTGGAGAGACCACAGGGTTTAGTGTCGTCGAGACAGTTCTCCCTGCTAAATCAAGATCTGCAGAGAGCACGATAGGGGTTAGGCATGAAGGCAAGCTTTCAACCCCAGCCATATCGCGTACTGACGCAGGAGATCAGGTGTTCAGTGATGGTACTACTAATTATGTATTCCCTGTAAAGGACACAGACGACCCAGACTATCAGCAGTGTTATGTTCTAATAATTAGGAGGGATGCTGATGGGAATATTATCGTCAACAATCACACGGGGGACAAAATTGCATTCATACAGGGTACCGACCCATCACTCAGGGCTTCGTCACTGGGTACGCTCCCAGGAGACACAAGTGGGGTGTTGACAATAGATCAGATAGGTAGTTCTGGGGGTAACATTACGTCCTCCTTTAAGGGATATCTAGCCAGGTTCGGTGTCATAAAGCAAGCTGTAAGTGACGAGATAGCTCGTAACTTAGCGAAACAACTGTTTAATTTATACAAATTCTAATGGAACAAACAACTAAGCGTCGTGCCATGAGCACGCCGAAGGCTGAGTCAACAGCCGCAGAAGCACCTGTGAAGCAGGTGAAGAAGAGCGCCCCAATCAAGCGCAAGGTGGAGGCCCCAACTTCAAGGGTTTATCAGACCGTAAACGGGGGCGGTATTGTACACATGATCCAGTCCAAGGGTGTAACAATCTTTGACGAGGAAAGTGGGCAGGTTCGAGAGATGCGCTACTGTCCTAACGAACCCTCTATCTGGAGAGACGAGCAGAGCGACAGCGCCCGAAAGCAGGCTGTTATATTCCGCGATGGGACGCTGCTGGTTCCACGGACCAAGCCGAACCTCATGGAGTACTTGGATCGTCACCCTGGGAACCAAGCAAACGGCGGCAATAACTTCAAGCTTGTTGACAACAAGAAGGATGCTGAGGTTAACCTGAACAAGGAGTTCTCTGTGAGCGAAGCCATCATTGCTGTAAGAGACAAGTCGATCGAAGAGCTCTTGCCAGTTGCCATCTACTTTGGAATGAACATTGATCGAAACGCTTCAGAGATCAGATTTGATCTTCTCCAAAGAGCTAAGAAGAACCCCACTGAGTTTCTCGCCTCCTTCGATTCACCCATCGTAAAGGTTAGAGCCTTGGTTAAGCAATGTGAATCATATCAGATCATCAAGCTCAAGGAGGATGGTGCATACTGGTTTGACAGCAACAAGATGATTGTGGCTAACCCAGCTGGTCATGACTGCGACGACACCCTGTCTCGCTTCCTTATGACCGAGAAGGGGGCTACAACCCACGCCTCCCTAGAGGAGAGGTTAGAAAAGCTCGGTTGAGCTAAGGAGGGGGCCGAAAGGTCCCCTCTTTCTTTTTGTATATTTGCCTTATGATTAGCGTAGTCAAGGTGTTCAATACTCTTAGAGATCTTTGCAACGAAGATCAGAGAGGTTTTATTACACCTGAAGTATTCAACTCCTTTGCCCAGCTGGTTCAGGAGAACGTGTACGAGAAGATGAAGGACGACCTTCTCGGTACTGTTAGGCTAAGGAAGTCTAACATGGATCTTGGTGGCGTTGACTCTAAGTACACGGACGTTAAGTCAGTGATGTCTGACTACATTTATGAACTGTCTATTCCGAGTTCAACAGAGGACGGGGCTAACTTCCCAAAACCTCACGACCTCGACAGAATCATTTCAATACACACTGACAACACTAAACAAGAGGTGAGGTCATCTGAGTCTTACCAGTGTGATATTGTTTACGACTTGGAGAAGGCTTCTATGTTGATGAGAAGCAATCTCTCCTCCCCCACGTCATCATTTCCTGTGGCCTTGGTGCATGACAAGATTGAGGTGCTCCCTGATACTATCAGCGACATCTCTCTTATGTACTACAGAAGGCCAACCTCAAGAAAGAGTGATAGGACATTGGATCGGAACTCATTCCCTGTGTACGTACCATCTGGATTCAGTGCAGGTAGCGGGGTGATTTCTGGACTGGATGTCAATCAGACAAGACACTTCGACCTGCCTGCAGAGTATTACGACTACGTGATCTTGGAGTATGCAGAGATGATGGGTGTGAGACTCAGAGATCCTATGATATCTGCGTACTCTACTCAAGAACAAGCTCAGTCTTAAAGCATGGCAAGAAACTACGTTACACTGAGGCAAGTCCTCGACGACTATAAGATTACGATGGATGGGGATGACTTTGTCAGCACCGCATCCGACGCTGCCTTGCGTAACATAGCTCTACGTGGGGTCAGAGAGATAGGCTTTGACGCTGGTAAGAAGGTTAGATCCTTGAAGCTCCCAGTCACAACGGCTAACGATACCGTGGCCTTGCCTGATGACTTCGTTGATCTGATCAAGATTGGTGGGGTTGGGAGTGATGGTTTGGTTTATGTATTTGGTCACAACAAGAACATCAACTACTCTCAAAAGGAGGCGACAGACGGGGCCACTACAGACGCTCAGTCAGATCCAATGTACAGGGATGTGGATGCGGTGAACCAGCCAGTGAACAGGGTTGATAGCAAGACCAAGACCTCTGGTGTGGCTGACGAAGCCAACCCAACGAATGGATTTGATTCCTACCTCTTTAGAAACTACTTGTACGGGAGCAACCTTAGAACCCTGTACGGAGTTGGTGGGGGGCACATGACTGGGGAGTACAGACTCAACCTCGATCAAAACAGAATCGAGCTCAAGGTCAACTCAAGTGTTGATGAGGTGGTGATTGAATATGTAGCAGATGAGGCCAGATCTACTGATCCAATGGTTCACGTTTACTGCGAAGAAGCCCTTCGCTGCTACATCTATTACAAGCTTTGTGAGCGCAAGACAAGCGTTCATGCAGGCGAAAAGGCAAGGGCTAGAACAGAGTACTACAACGAGCTTAGAAAGGCTAAGGCTAGGCTTAATAACTTCACCAAGGAGGAAGCCCTCAAGACAATTCGGAAGAACTTTAAGCAAGCTCCTAAGTACTAATGATTAACAAGGTCACTCCAAGATCAAGGAACTCATCAACAGATAAGAGATATGTAACCCCAGATCAGTACACAGAGGCTGTCAATATCAGGGTAGAAAACTCTTTCTCTGAGTCAGGTGAGAACGCAAGTGGTAACGTAGGGGTTATCAAGCCCGTGAAGGGTACAGTGTTGGCTGATGGGTCAGCATTAACAAACCACGTCGTTCTTGGGAAGGTTCTAGACACACCCACCAACACAGTTTACTTCGCTGCGGCAAGCACCAATGCAAGTCAAAACGGGGTGTTTAAGATTGACCCTGTCACGTCAGCTGTATCCCCAGTGGTTACAACGAAATACTTCGCTTGGGATGGAGTGTCTCACGTGGACATGGCGATCGCTCGATCGAGAAACGGTGGGGCTATCGTGTACCTGACTGATGGGGTGAATGCACCGTATAAGGTTGATGTTGAGTTCTTTAACGAAAACCCATCCCTTGTTAGCAACAGGATGTATGACGCCATCACTGTGTGCCCTGGGACACCCAACAAACCAATCACTGGTAACTTCACGTTTGATGCCAGCTCAAAGTCATCGAACTTCAAGAACCTTCCTGGGCTCCAGTTCGCTTATCAAAACATATATGAGACTGGCGAGATCTCAGCCCTGTCGTCTTACTCTGACGTACTCGTACCACCGTCATACATAACGCAAGGTGCTGGTACGCTAGAGAGTCTGGATTCTTTTAACAGAATCGACCTAACCATACCAGGTCAGCCGTGGTCGGTTAAGACCGTTAAGCTGTTGTTGAGGTTTGGTGACGACGGATCTTGGTTTATCATAAAGGATATAGAGCGGTCTGATGCAGAGAGGCAAGCCCTGGCTCCTGTTTCAGT